ACACGAGTTAAACCACAAACAGATCCAAAACAACAATTTAGTCAACCGGCAGCGGAAGACGGCACACAAGTAGTTGCCGCTGGTGGTTTTTTTGGTAGTTACCTTGATATGGAAGGTACTGCTAAGACTGAGCAGGATTTAATTAGAAGATATAGAGAAATTGCTTTACACCCAGAGTGTGATATGGCAATTGAGGATATTGTCAATGAGGCAATTACTTCAAACGAAAACAAACAATCAGTTAAAGTTATTACAGACGGACTAGAATATTCTTCAGCAATCAAAGTAAGAATAGAACAAGAATTTGCTGATGTATTAAGACTATTACAGTTTAATACAAGAGGACACGACCTCTTTAGACGATGGTATGTTGATGGAAGAATCTTTTTTCAAAAGGTTATTGATGCTGAAAATATAAAAAATGGTATTGTAGAATTAAAATACCTTGATCCAAGAAAAGTTAAAAAGATTAGAGAAGTTAGAAAGAGAAGACCTGAAGGTATGATCTCTCCTACTAACATTAATATTGCAGACGAAACTGTTGAGTATTTTGTGTATAACGAAAGAGGAATAACAGGTGCAGCTTCTGTACAAGGAATTAAAATTGCTGTGGACACTATTGCATTTTGTCCATCAGGAATGATAGATCAGAATAAGAACGGTTTAATATTATCTTATTTACATAAGGCAATTAAACCTGTCAATCAATTAAGAATGATTGAAGACGCTGCTGTGATTTACAGAATCGCAAGAGCACCTGAAAGAAGAATATTTAAGATTGATGTAGGTAATTTACCTAAGGCAAAAGCAGAATCTTATTTAAGAGATGTTATGGCAAGATATAGAAACAAACTTGTGTATGACGCTTCAACAGGAGAGATAAGAGATGACAGAAACTATATGTCTATGCTTGAAGACTTTTGGTTACCAAGTAGAGAAGGTGGTAGAGGAACAGATATTACTACACTTCCAGGTGGTGCTAATTTAGGTGAGATAGCAGACATAGAATACTTTAGGGCAAAACTTTATAGAAGTTTAAATGTTCCTGTAAGTAGATTAGAGGCAAGTCAAGGTTTTAATCTTGGTCGTGCAAGTGAAATTAGTAGAGATGAATTAAAATTTACTAAATTCGTAGGCAGATTAAGAAAGAAATTTACTGAATTGTTTAATGATCTATTAAGAACACAATTAATAATCAAAGGTGTAATTTCAGAAACAGAATGGCCTTTAATTAGAGATAGTATTTTCTACGACTTTTTACAAGACGGTCACTTTGCAGAATTGAAGAATACTGAAATGATGAGAGAAAGATTAGGCTTGGCAAGAGAAGTTAGAGATTACGTTGGTAAATATTTTTCTGTTAACTATGTTAGAAGAAATATATTAAAACAAACAGAATCAGAAATCAAAAAAATGGATGCTGAAATCAAAAAAGAAATTGATGACGGTATCATATCATCACCTGAAGTACAAACAACAGGCAATGATGATTTATTATAGGAGATAAAAAATGAGTGAAGAAGTAAAAAACTTTATAGACAAGATGAGTGCAAATGATATGGTCGGTGCTGGAGATGCTTTTAAAGACGCATTGAGAGCTAAAGTTGGCGATCAACTAGATGTTAAAAGACAAGATGTTGCTGGGAATATGTTCCAGGCACAACCTCATAGTGATCCAAAACCAGAGGTCGCAGGTACAGGTACTTTTACACAAGATGGACAAGTTGAACCTACAGGAGCAGAAGCACAACCAGAAACACCAGAGGTATCAAATGCAGAAAGTCAGCCAGTTAATACAGACACAACAGGCGTTTAATAGCGATTCATATAACAACTTAACGCCAGTTTTAAAAGAGGCGATTAATGATGTTATGAAGTTAGTTAAGAGTGAAGGCAATTTAATATTTAATTTTGAAAATGCAATAGAAAAAGTTTCAAAATTTCATAATGTTAACAAAGACGACATTGAAGAATACTTTGATGACGAACTAAAAGAACAAATAGAGGAATAATATGGCGTGGGTAGATGTACCAGGATCAAATAGTGTATGGCAGTTTGAAAATACTGCTACAGCTTCTAACACATATACAGACGCTTCTGGAACATATTCAGGTGGTATAAGAAGTTATACAAGACCTGGAACTGGAACAGTAGAACAAACTTATGTAAGATGTAGAAAGAAAGGCGAAACAAAAGAGCGTGGAGAACTTTCTAAATCTTATTATGACGCACAATAGGAAATAAAAATGGCAGATACAGTATCAACACAAGTATTATCAGACACTTCAGGTGTTAAGTATGTTATAAAAATGACTAACATATCAGACGGTTCTGGTGAATCTTTAGTTAAAAAAATAGACGCTTCAACGACTACTTTTATGACCGAAGACGCAAATAGAAAAATTGCAAAAATATGGTTTTCAGTTAACTCAATAAGTAAGAAAGCTTGCGTAGAATTGTTATGGGATGGTGATGTAAACGCAACTGGATTACTGTTATCAGGTCAAGGTTATTGGGACTTGCGTACATCAGGAAACTCTATATCAAACAACGCAGGTACACCAACAGGTGATGTTTTACTCTCTACAAGGGACTTTGTAATAGGGGATAATTACACGATTTTAGTAGAGTTTAGATAAAAAATCTTATAAATATATACAAGTACAAAGAGAGAACATATGAAATTAATATCCGAAGAAATCACAAATGCAGAATGCCTAGTTGAAGAAACTGGTGGCAAAAAGAATTATAAAATTAGAGGTATCTTCTTACAATCCGATATAAAGAATAGAAATGGACGAGTCTATGGGAAAGACATACTTGAAAAGGAAGTAAAAAGATATAACGCAGAATTTATCAACAAGAAAAGAGCATTTGGCGAGTTAGGACATCCTGACGGACCAACAGTAAACCTGGAAAGAGTTAGTCATATGATTACAAAACTTGCTCCAGAGGGCACTAATTTTGTCGGTGAAGCTAAAATAATGAACACACCTTACGGTAAGATTGTAAAAGGTCTTATTGACGAAGGCGCTCAATTGGGTGTATCTAGTAGAGGTATGGGTTCGTTAGAAACAAGAGGTGGTGCTAACTATGTAAAAGATGACTTTTATTTAGCAACTGCTGCCGACATAGTTGCAGACCCCAGCGCTCCAGACGCTTTCGTAGAAGGTATAATGGAGAGTAAAGAGTGGGTATGGAACAACGGAGTACTCGTTGAAAAGAACATAGAAGCTTGGAAACGAGAAATTGAGAAGGCAAAGTCTAGTGCTTTAGCAGAAGCTAAGGTAAAAGTCTTTAAAAGCTTTCTTAAAAATCTCTAGTTTTATAAATATCATTAAATAGCTATTTAAAACTAGTTTTAAACAATAAGAGGAGATTTCAATGGCCGACAATAAAAATGTTGCGGATACGATACAAGAAGTTATGGAAGCTACGGCTCCAGACGCTCCTAAGAAGAATGCTGTAGCAGCTGAAACTTCGCCACTATCTAATAGTGCTGAAGATTTAGGCGCAGCTGTTGTTAAACCAACAGACAGCAATCCTGACGCAACGAAAAAAGTTAAAGAAGTTTCTGGACAAGCACCTCAAAAATCTGAGGGCGCACCTGATCCAATGCCTACTTTGAAAAAAGAAGGCGCTAAAGAAACTGACAAAGACTCGGAAGATAAAGAAATCAAAGAAGGCGAAATGCCAGCTGGTCTAAAAAAATACCTTGACAAAAAAGATGACTCTAAAGAAGACAAAAAAGAGTCAGCTCATAAAGAAGATGATAAAAAATCTGAAGTTAAGGAAGAAGATAAAAAAGAAGACGAGAAGGTAAAAGAAAGTAAAGAAAAAGAGATTGACGTTAAAGAACACGTTGACGCTCTTGTCGCTGGAGAAGATTCATTATCAGAAGAATTTAAAACAAAAGCTGCAACTGTATTTGAGGCTGCGATTAAATCTAAAGTAAAAGAAATCGGAGAAGAAATACAAGCAGATTACGACAAGAAATTAACCGAAGAAACTTCAAAGTCTAAAGATGAGTTAGTTGAAAAAGTTGATTCTTACCTTGCATATGTAGTGGAAGAATGGATGAAAGAAAACGAACTTGCTTTAGAACGAGGAATTAAAGGTGAAATCGCTGAGGACTTTATTAGTGGTCTAAAAAAATTATTTGAAGACCATTACATTGATGTTCCAGACGAAAAATATAATGTACTAGAAGATCAATCTTCAAAAATTGAGGAGTTAAACAAAAAACTTAACGAATCAATTGAAAAGAATGTTGAATTATCAAAAAGTAACGGCGATCTAAAAAGACAAGACATCATTGATGTTGCGGCTTCTAATCTTGCTGAAACTCAAAAAGAGAAATTTAACAAACTTGCTGAAGAAATTGAATATTCAAACGAAGAAGATTTTAAATCTAAAGTATCAACTATTAAAGAAAGTTACTTTGGAAAGAAAGAGTCTGCTAGTGGAATAGATGATGTTGCGGCGGAGTCAAATTCTCAACCCGAGGATTTAACTAATGCAATGGCTGCTTATAGTGCCGCTATAAGTAAAACAAAAGACATTAAGTTGTCAAATAAATAGAGGGAAATAAAAATGTATTTATCAGAACAATACGAAAAAAAATGGCAGCCTGTATTAGAACACCCTGACTTACCAAAAGTTACGGATTCTTACAGACGAGCCGTTACAGCTACTATCTTGGAAAACCAAGAAAGAGCTATGAAAGAAGACGCTGGTTTCTTAAACGAAGCAGCGCCTACATCAAGCACTGGTTCTTCAGTTGCAAATTGGGATCCAATCCTAATTTCTTTAGTTAGAAGAGCAATGCCAAATCTTATCGCATACGATATCGCAGGTGTACAACCTATGACTGGTCCTACTGGACTTATCTTTGCAATGAGAAGTAGATATACTTCACAAGTAGGAAACGAAGCATTATTTGACGAAGCAGATACAGACTTTTCAAGCAGAAACGCTGCTGGAGATTCTTCTGGAACTGCTACACCTTCAGATCACGGTGGAACTAACCCTGGTGTATTAAATGACGCTAGTGCTGGATCATCTGATTATAGTAGAGGTCAAGGAATGACAACTGGTGCTGCTGAAGCATTGGGTGACGCTGGTTCAAACCAGTTTGCTGAAATGGCTTTTTCAATAGAGAAATCTACTGTAACTGCTAAATCAAGAGCTCTAAAGGCTGAATACACTATGGAACTTGCTCAAGACTTAAAAGCAATCCACGGTTTAGACGCTGAAACAGAACTTGCAAATATCCTATCTGCTGAGATCCTTGCGGAAATCAATAGAGAAGTAGTAAGAACAATTTATATCAATGCAGAAAAAGGTGCCGCTGTTAATACAACAACAGCTGGTGTTTTTGATTTAGACACAGACTCTAATGGAAGATGGTCAGTTGAGAGATTCAAAGGACTAATGTTCCAACTAGAGAGAGATGCTAATAGAATTGCACAAAGAACAAGAAGAGGAAAAGGTAATATGATTATCTGTTCAGCTGATGTTGCAAGTGCTTTACAAATGGCTGGTGTTTTAGATTACACTCCTGCATTAAACAACAATCTATCTGTTGATGACACTGGTAATACTTTTGCTGGTACATTAAACGGTAGATACAAAGTGTATATTGATCCATATAGTGCTAATTCAAGTGCTAAACAATACTATGTTGTCGGTTACAAAGGTACTTCACCTTATGACGCTGGTATTTTCTACTGCCCTTATGTGCCATTACAAATGGTAAGAGCAGTTGGACAAGATACATTCCAACCAAAAATTGGTTTCAAAACTAGATACGGTTTAGTTGCGAACCCATTTGCAGAAACAGGTGCTCAAGCCGGTGCTGCTACTGCTGTTAACAACGCTGGTTCAGCGAACAGTAATAGATACTACCAAAGAGTACAAGTTGCTAACATAATGTAATATTGGTTGATCGTTGTTTAACGATTGATTTAAGAAGAGCG